AAACCTAAACGAATTAAGTCTTGTGGTGATAAAGAAAATTCACCAATATCTGATAAATCAACATCCATAATGATGTTTTGGAATCCAGTGGGGACACCAAATATCATATAATCACCGCTTTCATTTGTTTTGGCGGTTAATTTGTAGTATTTGTCATATATATCTACCGCAGTTGTTGCGGTTAAAGCATCTAACCTACTTGGAAATGTCCCTGTCGCTGCGTGGGAAGAATATGATTTTTCATATGGAAGAAGATTGTATCTATAACCGTCCTCATTTTTATCACTTGGTGACTGGTATGGATAGATACTACTAATAATTGGATTCGACTGATCTACAGCATCAACCGGTATGAATATTGAAACTCTTGCGTTGGGTATTCCAAAGCCGTTGTTTGCCGTAACCCTACCAACAACAACGCCATATTCAGCACAATTTCGGGTATAAATGTCCGCTTGTTGTATCTTGAGAGATAAAATCTCTAAAAACTCAAAATCTTGGTCTAGTTGAACGTTTATTGTTTTATTTACTCCAAGTTCTGTCCTTATTCTATATGACTCACCCATTAAAGCGCTTTATATTATAAATAGTTTAGGTGTAATTTTTCAGGAACACACCTCAAAATAATAGTATAAAACGAGCGAAAATAAACGTGTATGAATTTACATATAAATTATACCGCCAACTTCAACTTGGCTTCTAATTTCATCTTCGGTTGTTTTTCTTGAAAGTGGCGTAAATCTCAAATCCAAAAAACCACCAACAGATTCAAGATTTCGCAAGGATTGAATATTTGTATTATTCAAATTCAAATAACCACCAACAGATTGAAGATTTCCCAAGGATTCAATTTTTGTTCCAAACAGATCCAAAAAACGACCAACAGATTGAAGATCTCCCAAGGATTCAATTTTTGTTCCGGTCAAATCCAAATAACCACCAACAGATTGAAGATTTCCCAAGGACTTAATCTCTGAATATCTCAGATCCAAAAAACCACCAACAGATTGAAGATTTCCCAAGGATTTAATATTAGAATTAAACAAATCCAAATCCCCTGTAATGATATAGGGTGGATTACCTCTACGTTCCAAGAACTTCTGCAATACGTTCCAGTCATTATTAAAAATCTGAAAATCAATCTTCCGGATGTCGTCTTCTTTAATTAACTTAAGCTGCCGTTCTGTGATAAGATATTTCATAATGATAAATATTTTACGATAAAACTTCCGACTGGAAGTTTTTGACAGAAACTGTTATATCCTTATTTGGATACCTAACCTGATATATTTGGGATGGTAATGCAAAAATTGTATCATCTACCGGTTGAATTAACTTTGTTGCCGGATCAGCATAACTCATAGATGTTTCAAATGAAGAATATTGTCCCCCAACATTATTATAAATGTTTAGCCCAGCAACAGTCAAAACCCCATTCTGACTTTGAACTATTCTTCTTATTTCAGATAAATAAACATTTTGTCCTAGTTGTCTAACTTGTGGATCAAAATAAGCAGATATTCTATCAATTACATTTGAAATAACTTGTCCCGAGTTTTGAGCGGCATCTAAAACGATTGATACTTGAACGCTAAGGTCAATAACCTCCGCAGTCAAAATGGAAATGTAATCATTTATCATTCTATAATTTGACAAATAATTGGCAACATTTTGCTTTAACGTATTGGAAATTATTGGTGTAAGTTTTCCTGATGTGTCATAAGACAACATCTTTATTAAGATTTTGTTATTGTTTTCAGTTATAGATACTTTTGCGGGAGCACCAAACTCAGACGGCATGTTCCTAATTATTGATTCATAATCCTGAACTGTGACCGCTCTTTTCTGCGCAGAGAAATTAAACGCAACATAATTTCTAACTTCTTCTAATGAAGGTATTCCGGCACCACCTATCGCAGCAGTTACGTTTGTGCATCTTAATGAATTAACAACAGATGAATTTGTTAATTCAGATGGCCCATTCACAAAGAAGGAAACTGTCCCGATTGAATTGATTACATTTGTTCCAAGGTTGGTTCCCAAACCTCCTCCAATTCTATATTGGATAAACAAAGTTGAGTTAGGTGTAAGGGTTGAACCGAGAGAAAAGTTATTTGTATATCTTTGTAAATCAATCGTAGCCCCGACTGTGGTAAATTGGTCTAAAGCATCTTGTGCTGTGTTCGTTCCGCCACCGAATGTCAGTTTCTTAAATCCTTCCGCTGTAAATTCGGAAATAAACCTATTTGATGTTTGAATATATCTTCCAACTTTTATACCTGGTTGGTCGGAAACTTTTGTTGGATCCTCAACAAATATTCTATCCTCAGCCAAAGCATCCACTTCATACCATCTGTTCGCCGCACCTAAAAACTCTTGAACGGTCGGAACATTCGTATAGTTGGTTCCACTCTTCAACAACACACTTGTAATTCCAAGAACATTCTTTTCAGGTAAGAACAACTCATAAAAAGGGCGAACATCACTTGGCGTAACAACTTTCTTAAATACCTTTGTTATACCATTAACTACCAACTCTCGTTTTGTGATCGTGTAGTTAATTAAAACACCATTAGCATTAAAGTTTGGTATTTTTAATCTATTTGGAAAACCTTGCGCATTATATGGTGACGCGAAATCAACATCATATAAGTTCTCAAAAACAATACCAGCACCAGTGACTTGTGACCCCCTAGTCAAAATACCCAAATATCTTTCATCTTCTTTATCCCCATTCGCAGGAACCGTAATTGAAAAATCAACAAGAGCAACCGATGGTCTCTGACCTGGGATTTTCAATCCATAGGTTCTAGCAATATTGTATATTGACGACCTTTGTTGGGCATATTGAAGAACCGTTTCTTGAATGCTTCTATCTATATGATAATGTAGGTTGTCAGCGATTGCCGCATTCAAATCAAGAAATACCGAGAATACGGAAGCATCGTTAAAATCCTGGATTAGTTCCGGATAATAAGTTTTAACATAGTTCTGTAACTCAACTCTTATCGCTTGATAATCTCTCGTTGTATATGATATTGTTCTGTTTGCCATAATATTAAATATTGATAATTATAAAATCGCTTTGCGCAAAAGTATTTGATGTGGTAGAATAATCTATTCTTATTTTTGCGGTATATTCGGATGTTCCTTTTCCTGGGAAACGATAAATGCTTATATCACTCGGACCAGCGATATTTTCATAGTTTAACGCATCTGTTTCCTCATTTATATCTGCGGGAGTAATTGATATATTATTCAATAAAAGATTTGGCATATATGCTTGAACCGCATCGCGAATGTCAGATTCAATCGCTTGAAACGTCAAACCATCAAATGGTTCAAATATGAATTCATATATTCTTGTTCCAAAATCGGGCAAATAATATCTACTTCCTTTTCTGGTTAAGATAAGGTGTATTAAATCTGCTTTAATTTCCTCTGCGACCGTTTGAGTTAATTGTAAATAATCACCCCGAGAAGAGTCTCTGAATGGGAAATTAATTCCATATGTCCTACCGTCAGCCATAAACTATTTTTATATAAATACTATAAAACAAAAAAATCCCAACCGAAAGGTTAGGATTTAATTTATTAAGAACTACACCCAAAACACTCTATCTCGTAGAGATCACCATTTTCTTTTGTTTCCACAATATTCGGCTTTGGAGGTTCAACATTTTGAGGTTTCTTCCCCACCGAACTAACATCAACCGCCAAATGTTTTGCTCCGGTTGAAATTGCTTTTGTTCTAACGTAATAACATAAGGTTTTTAACCCTTTGCTCCAAGCATGGAAATGTGATGATGTGATTTTTGATAATGTAGGATTTGCCATATAAATATTCATAGACTGGGACTGATCTATAAATGGCGCTCTATCAGCAGCCATATCAATCAAGTCTTTCTGTGATATTTCCCAGATTGTTCTATACTTCGGAATAAGATGCTCAATTCTCTTAACCTTCTTCAAATAATTCTTATCCTCAGGATCCAAATATTTGTTGAAGTTAATGTTTTGAATTGACCCCTCATTCAATATAATTTCATTCTTCAAGTCTTCACACCAAACACCTAACTTCTCAAAGTCGTTGATAAGATACTTATTTACAATCAAAATCTCACCTCCAACAACTCTTCGGTTAAATAACGCTGAATGCGCTGGTTCGGTCATTTCAAATGAACCTGTAATTTTCGCAGAAGATGCCACCGGCATTTGTGCTGTGAATAATGAATTACAAACACCATATTTCATAACTTCTTCTTTCAACCCATCCCAATCACAAAGTCCAGACAACTTATTTTTATCAATACCCCACATATCAAATTGGAATATACCTTTTGACATCGGAGACCCTTTGAAATATTTGTAAGGTTGATATTTCTCTTCTTTACACAACTCCATACTTTCGGAGATTGCCGCAAAGTAAATCACCTCAAATATATCACGATTTAATTGTCTTGCTTCTTCTGATGTGAAAACATAATCCATTATACAGAATACGTCAGCCAATCCTTGAACTCCTATCGCGATTGCTCTTTGTTCCAATCCACCCTTTCTTCCTTTTTCAGTTGAATAGTTGTTAATATCAACCACTTTATTCAGCGACCTAACAACCTTTCTAACCTCTTGGTTCAATAGTTGGAAATCAAATTTTCCTTCTTTGATAAAGTTTTTCAAAACCATGGAGGACAAGGTGCAAATTGCCGTTGTTTCCTCGTCCGTGTATTGGTAAATCTCATTACAAAGATTGGATTGCTTGATTACCCCAATATTTTGGTGGTTTGTTTTATTATTCGCATTATCTTTAGAACACAAATAAGGAACACCGGTTTCAACTTGAGATTCAACAATCTTATTCCAAACCGCTTGGGCTTTTACTTTTTTACCCAATCCCATACTAACAGCCTTTTCATAATTAAGTTCATACTCCAAACCATAGCAATCCTGTAATGCTTTAATACCGGCTTTCTTAATATCATTAGGGCAGAACAAATACCAATCATCATCATTTTTAACCGCATTCATGAAATTATCTGGCAACCAAATTGCTGTAAATAAATCTCTAGCTCTTAACTCTTCCGCACCAGTATTCTTTTTGATATCTAGCAGGTCAAAAATGTCCTTATGCCAAGGTTCCATATAAATTGCCGCACTTCCGGGTCGTCTTCCTTGTTGGTTAAAGAAACGCAAAGACTCATTCACAATTTTAAGATATTTTAACACACCACCAGCATAACCACCTGATGTGCTAATTCTGCTCTCTTTGCTTCTGATGTTAGAAACAGATAATCCAATACCAGCAGCATCGGCGGAATACGTTGATATGTCGCTCAAACTTGCCAACAATCCTTCTCGTGAATCCGCATTATTATAATGAAGAACACATGAAGCAAGTTGCGGGATTTTGGTTCCAGAGTTAATCATAATCGGTGTTGCTTTTGACACCAATTGACGAGATAATGAATTATAATAATCTACCGCTTCATCAAATGAACTTGTCACCCATAACGCAACCCTCATATACATATGTTGCGGTCTTTCAACCACAACACCTTCAGAAGTTCTCAACAAATACATTTCATAAAAGGATCTCCACGCAAAATAATCAAAGTTAAAGTCATTTTCATGGTTAATGGCAGCATCAATTTTATCAGCACCATATGCTTTGATATAATCAATCAATTTATCATTTACAATACCATCCTTATTCAACATAAACATCGTTTCGCTGAAGCTCTCCAACGTTTCTTTGTGATGCGACGTGACCGCAACATAAGCAGCCAGTCTTGAATAATCATAATGGCTACCAGTATAAGAAGCAGCAATCTCATATACCAACTTATCTAACTCCTTAGTGGTAATCGCACCCTCCGTTGGGACGGATGTTATAACCTTAATAAAAAGTTCATCAGAATTGACGTTCAATCCTTTTGCCGCCCTTTTAACTCGGTTATAAATCTTCTGCGGATTGAATGACACCTCATCCCCATCTCTCTTTTTTATTTTTAATGACATCATAATAATTGGTTTTTAGAAATCGTCTGTAAAGTTTAATGCTTCGCCAAGTTTTGCTTTTTGGTATTCAATCGTTCTGGACTCAAAGAAATTACCTTTTGTTTCAACCGCAATCTGTTCCATAAACTTAAATGGTTGCTCAACATTAAATTGCTTGCTACATCCAAGTTTAACCAACAACTGGTCTGTTACGAACTCCAAATATTGCTTCATCAAGTTTGAATTCATACCAATCATAGACACCGGTAAAGATTCAGTAATAAACTCCTTTTCAATATCCAAAGCAGACAACAATATTTCTTTAATCCTCTTCTCGCTCGGCTTATTCTCAATATGGTTATTCAACAAGTGAATTGCGAAGTCAGTATGGAGGTTCTCATCTTTGAAAATCAACGCATTCGCATTACACAAACCTTGCATCAATCCTCTTGACTTCAACCAGAAAATTGAACAGAATGATCCAGAGAAGAATATACCTTCAACCGCAGCAAACGCCACAAGTCTTTCTTGGAATGTGCTATTCTTAATCCAATTCAACGCCCAGTTTGCTTTCTTCTGAACCGCTGGCAACCTATCAATCGCATGGAAACATTCGTCCTTCTCCTTAGGGTCAGATACATAAGTATCAATCAACAAAGAATACATCAACGAATGGATATTTTCCATCATAAGTTGGAACCCATAAAAGAACTTGGCTTCCGGATATTGAACCTCTTTAACAAAGTTTTCCGCCAAGTTTTCATTTACAATACCATCCGATGCGGCAAAGAATGATAATACATTTTTAACAAAAAATCTTTCATTTTCTGTAAGTTTTTCCCAATCCCTGATGTCATTTGATAAATCAACCTCTTCTGCCGTCCAGAATGCTGCTTGGTGCGTCTTATAATAATCCCATATATCGTCATACTGGATGGGGAAAATAACGAAACGATCGGGATTTTCAATCAAAATTTTTTCTTCTTGCATTTTTTTAATTTTGGTTTTGTTCTCTTAATTTTCTTTTTTCTAATAATTCTTTAACTCTATCTCGCTTGCGCTCTTCTTGTTGTTCCTCGAAGCCAAGGAATGTAACGGAAGTTTCCGTATCAATTTCTAATAACTCGTTATTGAATTTGCAGTTTTCAAAAACCACACCATCCTTTCCCAAACGAGATTTTGTAATCGCTATTGTTGCCAAGTTCATTTCTTTTTGTGTCAGCGTTTTAGCAACTGTGATAATAACGTGACCTACTTGGGCTTTTTTGATAGAACCACCCATCTGATCCGTCGTAACAACTTCCGAAGAAATGCTACTACGATTACCCTGAGTAGCCGTCCAACCAACCAAATCTAACTCGTGACACATCGCTTCAAATCCTCTCATGATTGAACCCTCAGCTTTCCATTCATCCTTTGCCGTACTTTCTGGAAGAATACAATCAATATAATCCATAACAATCATATCAATCTTAATCCCATCAGCAATCATCTTTCTAATCTGATTTTTA